GGGGGGGGGGGGGTCATGTATGCTATTAAATAAAAAATACAATAAATAATATATATTTTTTATTACCAGATATCTAGTTCAAATTCCCGGTCCTCCCCTGGCTGACAACATATAGACCCAAAATAGACAAAACCCGACTGAACTTATGATTACTATCACAGAAACTATATCAGGTTCACAGCAAATATCGTCGTTATGCTCGTGAATTATCACGGCGGGCATCTCAACATCGGGCATCTCAACCTCTGGTATGTGGATTTTAACGACCACTATTTCCTCGTTGCCTTTACAATATGGACATCCTTCCACTCGCAATGGATAGGATTCTCGATATTTTTCATAACAAATTTTACACACACGATGTTCCTCATTATCGCACAATTTAATGAGCTCATTTGCCTCTTCGCACCACGAGCAATTCATTGTATTGTATTGTATTGCATATAATTATTAATTATTTTTAATTTCAATTAATTAATAAAACAATATTTAACATATAGTAAGATGCGGTTCTTATATTTTTCTTTTATTGTGAACGTGATGAGATTAAATAATAGAATGCCGACGATGGGGACGCAATTGACGGAGGACGGAGGACTCCTTCGTGGGGTCGTGGTGCGTTAGTATTGGTCGTTGGCCTTATTGTATATTGGTCGTCGTTGGCCTTATTGTATATTGGTCGTTGGAAACACGAAATTATAATCCCAAAGGAACTTCCGCAGTTCATCATCATTTATCGCCTTGTTTGTGATGGGGTTCGCATCGTAACTAGCGAGGTTCGTAGACGATGTATCGAATACAATATCTGCTGCGTATAACTGATATACGTTGCTTTTGTATACGCCTTTTCTATCCAGCCAATCGTAGAAGTTCGTTGGTTGCGCATCGACCTTCCGCTGCGAATTCGTGTGTTCTAGACACGATTGCTCGCGGTCATTCTTGAACTTTTCGAAACTCTCTATTGCCTCATACAATGTTAATTTGTCGCCTGGGTTCGCGTTGTAGTCGCTGCCAGAGACGACGCAAATCTCTCGAAATTCGCTCATGGTAAGACCCAGTGATTTCAGTATCGCATTTGTATCGTATAGCAAACAGGTCCCCCTTACCAAATGAAAGGATCGAAGCACGCGGGGGCAGCCATAGACAAACATATCCATGTCCTCGCTCATGCAAGCCCAGACACGTTTTTTGAGGACCAGGCGCGCACATAACTCGTCTGCCTCTCCTTCTGCCTGATAACACGTGATGCCGCACAACATCAAAAGGTGCTTGACATTTTCGATTTCACTCCTTCGAAGCCTGACGCACTTCCGTTTACATTCGATAAAATCCCTGTAACGCACGTCAGAATGATTATCTTTCAGTTTTTCTTGTAATGATAGCATTTCCTGTTCGGCGTTCTTTTTGTCGTCGCGTCTCTGTTTGAGTAGTGGCATCTTTTCGCGCGGAGGTTTTCCATCGAATACAAATACTGGTGTAATACCTGTTTTCCGCAACAACATTGCCATCTGATACATTCCGTCAATGAGACACTCCTCGCTTTTAAAACGATACATATATATACTGGCATCTATTGCCACTTTACTACCGCGCAACTCATAGATGGATATCTCTCTAATGTCTCGGGCGCATTTACGAGTAATATATTTATTCAGATACCTAATACCCATTTTATACTATTTGATACTAGTCAAACGATTAAAACTAGTATCAATTTTTTATACGATAAAATTGAAACTTGATTGTTGTTATTATTATGGTGTATAACCGCATTTACTATCATGGAACTCGTCGTTGATATTGATTTCGATAATGCGTCAAAGATGTGGATGGTCAATAAAACTTCGGTTGGCAATGGTTCGTTTAAATACGTGTGTGGCGCACTAAGAAAATATGGAGGAAAATGTCTCAACAAACCGTGTAAAGACAAGCAACAATATTGCCACCTCCATGCTAACAAGAAAATGAATAAGGTCAAGAAAGTTCAATAATCGACATTCGCGTGGTGTTGCTAAGGAACTTATCGCGGTTTCCAGCGCCGAACACCCCCGTCATCTTACACTGCTCCTTGCTGCGGCATTTTTCTATCAACTTCACGAAAGAGCCGCTGACTGCACTTGATACTTTGCCGATTTTAAACAGGTTTGTGTTGTGCGTTTGACACCAGATAAGGAAATCACTATACCCGTTCATCAAGATACCAGAGAGAACAAAATACCCAAAAACATTTGTATTTGGGTCCTCTTGGTATGGGTGTATATGTATACCCTGTTTTCGCTTTCTTGTCTTGCTCTTGCTCTTGCTCTTGCTCTTGCTCTTGCTCTTGCTCTTGCTCTTGCTCTTGCTCTTGCTCTTATCAAGGAGCAAATTATCATAGTTCATGTCTTGGAAACCTAGTATCTTGTTCATTTGTAAGAGAGAAAACATCCTGTCCATTTGGAGTGAAAAATTAAAATATACGGTGAATTGTTTTAGACCTTCTTTATTTTTCCTTGTAGATTCGTAGCTCGCATATGCCGCATTCATGATGCGCGCCCAGGTCTCGGCATACGCTTCCGAAGCGCTGAATATGCTGCGGATCGGGAAGATACCGGATAATCCTGCGTGTATATCCCGCTCCATATGAGGTTCGATATCGAAACAAAACGTGTGAAAGGTTTCGTGTATAAACACCTTTCTCCACTCCTCTTCTCTGTAAATAATTATCTCTCCAGTATTCCTCGCACATCTTGAGGTCAACGCAGTGTTGACATTACCGACCCCTAAATGTTGTTCCTTTCGCGGAGGCAGTTGCTTTTTCATTCGTGTCGGATACAGATATATCGTGAGGCTTTTGCAGGACGCATTCGAAGCATGGCGAATGCAAATATACAACCATATACACATAAATGAAACATAACCCTCATACTTCTCCATATTCATCAACTCGCTCTTGCTAAACAACATAATCCGAATTGTAATATTTCGCTCTAATATCACACAACGATACTCCAGTTGATGCACGCCGTTCTCTTGTATAAATCCTCGCACACTTTCCGGTACGAAGTAGTGTCCAAACATATCCCCGTGCGTAATGCTGCCCTTCGAACGAACGTTTGCTTTCACTTGAGGTATGCGCGTTCGATAGTAATTCTCTCCTTTCACAAAGTCCGCATATATCTTCTCTATGATGCCCCGCATTTGTTTCGTGGGGGGCTGTTGTCTGCATTTACCAAATGATGGCAGTAGGCGCTTTATTATAAATCCGGAATCATTCGCAAACTGCATTAGTATATTATAACTCGTGACTATTTTTAACTTTTACGCGATATTATTCGTCAAAAAAATCTTACGAATATGTTAAGTTAGTTAAGTTAGTTAAGTTAGTTAAGTTAGTTATATAACAGGTGTAATTGTGAAATGAAAGTAAGATATATATATATATATAAATTGGAAGAGTGAATCTATGATTTCTTCAGCAAATCTACGAAATACACTTGGTAGAAGCTCTTGTTGATGGACCGTAAAAATAATAAGTAGAGCGAGAATATTAGAATGCTAAGGACGATGTCTTTTGGGGAGATGAGGGGTCTCTTGTCTAGTGTGAAATGTTTGTGTACGTTTAGGAGCGCGATTCCCGATTCAAATAACATTACGGCTGCTATGTACGGGAGCGGTTTGGTATTGGAAAGATACAATATATTGAACATAATCGTAAATGGAACTACGGAGACAGAGAGATAAAGGGGTGAAAATTTGATTGTATTTGTGTAGTATAACGCAGTCAGTATCCACACCCATATACAGAATATGTAAAATTGGGGCGGCATTATATATATAATCTATATAAATACATCGTTTCTATTTGTTTAATGCTCTTTAACCATCCCGCACGCGTTTGTATGACCTATTGGGGGCATTTCGCGCTGTCTATGCGGTTTGCGGGGATGTTTTTAATCGGCAGCATACAGGCGGTGATACACGCGGTCTATCCGGACGTGTTTGTTACCTCTACGAGCGATTTGCTGCGGGACGCGGGAGCGCTCGTAAAAAAATCTGGGTGTTAGGGAGACCCGACATCCTGCGCGAGCCAACGGATACAACACCGTTGCCCCCTTAGACCACTAGGGCAACCAGTCAGGTATGGGACAATAGATAGTATCCCAAATATTATTGATTTTTATTTCTGAATTAAAATTATTTTGTCTTTTTAATGGTTTTTACCTGACCTCTGCCGTATCTGCGTCCTCACCCCACTCAATCGGCGGGGGCCACTCTTCATCTTCTTCGTCTTCCACGTCCCCCAATTTCGTCGTCTCCGCTTCATGGTTGTACATCTCCTCGTTGGTGTCCTTCCTTAACTTTTGCGCCTTGGCAATTTCTTGTTGCTTCGCCATGATTTCTGCCTCATCATTGCGAGTCATAATACGAGGTCCGGTGCGAACTTCCTTGCGATTGGCGGATTTGTTCTTACGAACATTCCAGAACCATGGTGGTTTGTAATGGATCTTGACTTCCTCATCCTTGCCAATCCGTGCCGCAAAATCACCCAAGTAATCAGAGTAATACATGTGGTCGGAAAAGTGGATGAAAACCACGTGAAACGGCTCGCCTGTGTTTCGGTCAGTCCTGGACACCATATCGACCTTCTCTACACAGCTGTTGCCATACATGTCTTGTCCGAAGAGATCGCAGAAGATTCCTTCAACGTAGTTCGCGTCAAACTTATGATAAACCCGTGGTAGGCATACCGAAGGAATTCTGATTAATTCGGTGGCGAGAACCTTCCTGTCAACAACTTTGGTATCGTGATTTATATCCATGGTTTGGAAGTTGTTATGTTATTAGTTTGATGATTATATTTCAATTTCAATTCTAATTTTAATTCTAATGAAATTAAAATTAAATTGAACATTTATAAACAAAATAATCTTCACACACCCTACTTTTTGTCCAACGTTTTCATCGCCTCGTTCAGCGTATCCTTGAAGGCCTTAAGGTCGTTTATCTTCCTTATCATGGCGATTGATTCAGTAGGATTCTTTGCGATTTTCTCCGCATTCTCGCAGACTTCAGAGAGAATTGTCATCGATATCGTATCGTCTAATTCGATGATAGTGTCTTCATAAGACTTGCGATATTTGCTTATCAACATACGGTCTTCCACTTCATTACGCGAGCCCTTAATTCTTTCGGGACTATTCTCGCGGTCAGAGGAAAAGTTTTCCATTATGTTCGCTTGCTTGCCAAAGAGGTAAACAACCGCACAAATGCTAAATACTACGGCTACCGCAACAGTGAAATTATTGTATTTGGAATTAATGAAAGACATATATAAGTGATTGTGAAAATTATTATTTGGTGAGGACTATTCTGTGTCAACGACTATTTCGTTTTTCTCTCCAACAACCAGATACTCGTATATGTTTTGACAACTCGTTTTGGATATTTTCCTATGTTTGTTCGTTTTTGTCGCGATCGTTATCTCGTCGAGTGCTGCCGGATTGGTCGTGAGCGCTTCGAGCAGCTCCTTCAATGTCGCGTATTGCGCCATCACCGCGGTCGCGACCGCCGCGCTCACTCCGGGTATTTGCGACAACATGATGGGTGCGATGTTCTTCACCGTGATGTTATTCTTCTTCACCCGCGAACTCACGTCGACGTATGATTCTTGCTTATGTTCGGCGTTTTTGTCGTAAAAGGAAACACCGTTTTCTCTCTGTAACTTACCGGCGTAACTCATAATCCACTCCGCAGATTCTCGAACGGTGTCGGTGCGATGCATTGAAAACCCCTTAAAGTAGGTGAGCGAAACAAACGAAGAGAGCAATGCTTTGCGGTCCAAACGACACCGGCTCTCATTGTAACATTGTAAATTCCCTTCGACCAAGTATATAATGTTGTGATTGTGAGCGCTGCATTCATTCAACCGAAACCCCTGCTCCTTGTAGCGCCCATCACGTATGCTCGACGCCAAATCCGCCAACGTCTTTCTCTCCACAATAACGCGCTCGGTACCATCGTCGCTACATATGATAATATCCCCCAATACCAACACCTCCGACACGATGCTAACATCCTTTACATCAGAATAATTTTCGACGCACGCTGCGTATAACGCCGTCTCACGCATATCTATCTTTACGAGCATGGTAATGATGATGATGATTTACTATACATTACTCTTAAATAGATATTTAATATGTTGAAATCTTTTTTGCGTTGAAATCTTTTTTGTGGACACATACTTACATTGTAGGAATGACTTAAACGATGCTCTCTATATTATTTATATGAGTGCAATTGATAATAGCGCCACCGTTGAGAGCATTAAAAACATATCGAATGATGGCGATGTTGCGAACGAAGACGGAACAATGGTATTTGACCCATATAATCCGCAAAATAAAGAGATTACATTGAGCGATGTTCAATCTATTCTCAGTAAATACGGAATCACCGCCAAAGTGAATAATCTGGAGCTTTACAAGCGTGCCTTTGTTCATCGGTCCTACACGAAACGACCCGCGATTGAGAACGCCGAGGCGAATATTATCATTGTGGAACAGCCACACAACTGTATGTCGTTGAAAACGAAATCGAACGAACGTCTGGAGTTTGTCGGCGATGGTGTCTTAGAGTTGATTACCAAATACTATCTGTATCGGCGGTTCCCCAAAGCAGACGAAGGGTTTATGACCGAGAAGAAGATTGCCTTGGTGAAAAACGAGCACATTGGGCGCCTTGCTTACGAGATGCGGATAAATAAATGGCTCATCATGTCGAGGAACGCCGAGGAAAAGAAAACGCGCACGAACCTTAAGAAACTTGGTTGCCTGTTCGAGGCATTTCTCGGCGCGCTGTTCTTGGATTTCAACAAAATTAGCGTGAAGGATGAAGAAGGGTGGTTTCAAAACGTCTTTGTCACTGGTCCGGGGTTCCAAATGGCGCAAATATTTGTCGAAAACATTTTTGAACAACACGTCGATTTTGTGAAACTTGTGGAGACCGACGACAACTACAAGAACATTCTTCAGGTGAAAATTCAAAAAGAATTCAAAACGACACCCGAGTATCTTGAAATCTCTTACGATAACGAACAAGGTTATGAGATGGGCGTGTATCTGTGTGTCGGGCAATCGATACATACTGTAAAACGCACTTCTGCCGTCGACTTTCACCATTTTGGTTCCTTTGCGCAAGTGCACGAGACCCTTGCGACAACTCCCGTATTCGTCTTTCTTGGAAAGGCGACGCATAAAATCAAGAAGAAGGCAGAACAATTGGCGTGTGAGAACGTTTTATCTATCCTGCCTTAGCGTTTCGGTTATTTTTTTGTGTAAATCTCAAATACAAGGTCAAACATAGACAATGTCTAACATAGACAAGGTCTATGCTGTGCTTTAGCTTGTGGTTGAGATTTACTTTATAAACTATTATATCTTGTAATTTCATAGAAACATGGCGAACAAATCAGAGATTTTAAATCGATTAATGATTAAGAAAGACCCACAGAAATTTCAAGATATCGATATTGGTATTCCTCAACCACAAACATTTGAAGATGTCACACTACAAACACCGATTGCCGACAAGCAGAATTCTCTCGACTTCCCCCTCAGTAATTTCATGACTACATTGAAAAACAAATCGGTCGGCATGGTCCCGATTATGGAGGCACCGACTGATGCCGATGCTGAGACAAAAACACCTGTTAAAAGTAAAAGTGTACAGGGTGTAGTTGATAATAAATTGGGTGTTATTGATGAAAGTGACGGTCAAGACGACGATGGTCAAGACGCCGATGGTCAAGACGACGACGTGGTTCAATCATCGCCGTCCACCACTCTCAAGATCATTCGAAAGCTTGAAATCAAAATAAAACTTGTTCAACAGAGCAATCCTTCGACCAAACGGATTACTAAAAAACCCACGAATGTGATCAAAGCTACTCCTCAAGGCAATGTCCAGATTGGCGATGCATCGGTCGATGAACGTCTGGGTAAAACATCCAACGTTGGTTCCACAGGCATCAAGGCAGATGCTTATTACCTGGCAAACAGAGAGAAATTCATTGGATTTGTTACAAACACATATGCATCTTATACGAATGACCTCGATAATTCCGATTCGGCCCCGACGTGCGAGAGGGACGATGATGCGCCGTTTACCCCGATGTCGCACCAAAAAATTGTCCGCGACTACATGTCCAAATATTCGCCTTATCGCGGTATTCTCCTGTTCCATGGTCTCGGTTCGGGGAAGACCTGCTCGTCCATCGCCATCGCAGAAGGGTTGAAAACAGAGCAGCAGGTACTCATTATGACGCCAGCCTCTCTTCAAATGAATTATAATGAAGAACTCAAGAAGTGCGGAGACGAAATATACAAGAAAAATCAATACTGGGAATTCGTGCAACATAATCAAGATTCAAAGATAATAGACCATTTGTCGGGCGTCCTTGGATTGCCCAGGAATATCATCGAGAAAAACAAAGGTGCGTGGCTCGTCAACGTAACCAAACCACCCAATTTCGAAACGCTCTCTTCCAAAGATCAAAAGCTCCTCGATGACCAGATTAACAATATGATCTCGCAGAAATACAAGTTTATTAAATACAATGGTCTTCGCAAACAAGCACTCGCTACCCTCAGTAAAAACGGCAAAATAAATCCGTTTGATAACAAGGTGGTTATTATCGATGAAGCGCACAACTTTGTCAGTCGTATTGTGAACAAAATGGGACGCGAAGACACGCTTTCGGGTGCTTTATACGAGTATATTATGTCTGCCAAAAATGCACGGGTTGTCATGCTTACTGGCACACCGATTATTAATTACCCGAATGAAATCGCCATCATGTTCAATATGCTTCGGGGCTACATCAAGACGTGGACTTTCAAACTGAGCATCGGTAAGAAGGGGAAGATTTCCCAGAAGTATTTTGAGAACCTTTTCAAGAATGAACAGGCGGATAAAAACAAAAAGAATAGTGGTGCGGTGATGGACTATATTGAGTATCTTCCCAAATCTACGACCCTGCGCATCACGAGGAACCCCTTCGGGTTTGTTAATGTCACAAACAACGATAGACGCGGTGGTGTCAAAAAAAGCAAACGCGGGCGGGTCAGCGACGAAGATTTCGAAGCATCGGTCTTAGATACCTTGAAGAAAGAGAACATCACTGTTGTCAAAGATGGTGCAAAGGCGGCGGCAAAGGCGGGTGAAAATGTAGGCAATAATAATATCAGTTTCTATAAGCCTCTTCCGGATACGTTGACAGAATTCAAATCCTTTTTTATTGACGACAAACAAAATGTGAAAAATATGAATTTGTTCAAACGACGAATATTGGGGTTGTCCTCTTACTTCCGCGATATTGAGAATCTTATGCCTCGCTACAACAAAGAAACCGACTTCCAAATTGTAAAGGTAGAAATGAGCGATTATCAGTTAGCTATTTACGAAAAGGCGCGGAAAAAGGAGCGGAAAATGGAGAAGGATAACGCAAAGAAGAAAAAGAAACAAATGGCTCTCCCATCCGGTATTTTTGAAGAAACTGTATCCACATACCGTATATTTTCGCGCGCGTTCTGTAATTTTGTATTTCCCGAAGAAATAGGTCGACCAATACCGGGCGATGATGACGATATATCCACCTTATTAGATGAAGACGATTTGGACGGCCTTTCAGTGGAAGAGAAATCGAAAAACTTAGAAGGACCATATGATAAAGACGACTCTGATGCTGATGCCAATGCTGGGCTCGATCCTGGACTGGATGCTGGACTGGATGCCGATGCTGCGGATGACAAGACAAGGAAAAATCTGATATACAAGGCAAAAATAGCAAAGGCAATCACCGAGTTGGAGAGAAACAAAGATGTATATTTGACGAAGGAAAAACTTCTAACATACAGCCCCAAATTTCTCAACATATTGGAAAATGTTGCGGATGAAGAACACCAAGGACCCCATCTTATATACAGTCAATTCAGGACGTTAGAAGGTATTGGTATCATGAAACTGGTGTTCGAAACAAATGGATTTGTCGAATTCAAGATTATGAAGAGAGGTGGTGTATGGGATATTGATATTTCAGAAGAAGACATGCAAAAACCAAAGTTTGTCCTGTATACCGGTTCCGAAACTGCCGAAGAAAAGGAACTAATCAGAAACATTTTCAATGGAGCGTGGAAATATGTGCCTCCTAATATCGAGAAAAAGTTGAAGGATATGCATCCCGACAACCACTATGGCGACATTATCAAGGTCATCATGATTACTGCTTCGGGTGCGGAGGGCATCTCGTTGAAAAACGTGAGGTACGTCCACATCACCGAACCATACTGGCACCCGGTTAGAACCCAGCAGGTTGTTGGACGTGCGCGAAGAATATGCAGCCACAATGAGTTGCCGATTAACATGCAAACAGTTGAAGTGTTCCTCTATCTCATGACGCTATCCAAGAAACAACGCGAAGATGACCTCATTTTAGAGCTCCGCAACCAAGATAAAAGCAAGCAGATTCCAAATACCCCGTTTACTAGCGACGAAACGCTCTACGAAATCGCCACCATGAAAGAAGATATTACGAACGACATACTTCGGTGTGTGAAAGAGACTTCCTTCGACTGCACGCTCCACGCAAAGTCGAGTGATGATAAAGAGCAACTCAAATGTTTCTCATTCGGCTCGAATGATCCAGCAAAATTCTCCTATATTCCATCCTACAAAGACGAAGACCTCGACAATGCTGCCATGCAAAATCAATACGAATCCACCATCCAAGTAACGAAGATTACCTACAAAGGAAAGGAATATGCCTACGACAAAACTTCAAATATTATTTATGATTACAACAGCGTCCAGAAGGGCAATCCTTTACCCGTAGGAGAGATTAAAACTAGAATAAATGATGGAAAGAAGGAATCCTATATCGTTTTTGATTAATTCATACGTCGCTGCTGTTCGTGAGTGTTTTTAGCATGCTCATTATTTTATCTTGTTTCTCATCAATCGTTCTTATCAATTGATGCAGTGAGGCAATAGCAATGTCATGAGCGCTGTCGCTGTCATGGGCGCTCTCTTGGGTCATGTCTTGGGCCCTCTCATGGGCGCTCTCTTGGGTCATGTCTTGGGCGCTGTCTTGGGCAAACGAAACGCGTTTATTATTATCTTCCCCATCAAGGTTTGTTATGTCGGTTCCTGCAATAACACTGCCTATTTTAAGTTCTGTGTTGGACGGTTGCTCGCTAGACACCATATTGAAGTCTCGTTCGCGTTTTGCGATGACATCATTTATCATTCTATCCATATCATCCGGCAAAGGTTTATCGGATTCTGTAATGTCGGAAAAATCTATTTGTTTCGGAACCGGTTTTTGGACGAGATCGTCAAAATCCTTTTGCCGATTGCTCAAATTGTTATCGAACTCACTGCGCCTTTGCGCAGATAATTCGCCGGCGGTCACAGGCACATTCGCAGACACAGGCACATTCGCAGACACAGGCGCCTGTTTCATCGCATAAATCCGTTGGGTCATACTCACGAGGACACGCTTGTTTTTGGCTTTTTTGCTACCACTTGATGCTTCGTTCTCGCGAATCACATTTTCGAAGAGTTGTTTCACGTTCTCTACCGTGTTTGGGGACAGTCCTTGGAATGTTCCGTTAGTATACATCAAATCCCACAGTACGCCCTTGTTTTCTACACTGGCGAATCCATCTGCGCCGACATTGTTCTCCGCATGCTCTAATTTAATATTATTTGGCATTTATACCCATATAATATGAAATCTTTGTATAGTTTTTCATATACCTGGTTTATTGTATAACAGGTTTGTTGAAATATTCGCCTCGAAGATGTTCCATTTCGGCATCAGATATGCGATGTGTTAAAAAATACGATGGATCATGCTTGCTTTCGAGTATGCTTATAATCATATGTAGACAATACATCCCGCATTCAGTATCACTTTTCTGATGGGTCTTGTCGTTCACAATTTTTTTAAAGTCCATACCCATATTTTTCCCCTGTGACATAATACGATTCATCAGCGCGGTTACTTCTTTTGGTGCTGGTTCACCGGTGCTATCGAAGAAAAATATATCATTGTTGATGGCATCGACAAACAGCGATATCCAGTGGGAACCGCTTGAATAATGTGGGTCCGTATTGAAAATAATCCCCATTTTTGTCTTCTTATCCGTCATCTGCTTCTTCAAATCGAACTCGCACAGTTCTTTCCACACACATTCTCCATCCCTAACGTGGTTGTCAAAGTCAATTGGTGATGGTCCCAAGAAGATAAAGTTTTTATGCTTTGCCTCGTATTGTGTCATCACTTTCTGAATGTCGACGCTCGATAGCCACTCATTCGGGTTTTGGAGCCACGTTTTTGGTGAATCGGGGGCAAATGTGTAAGTCTTGAGGTCACTTGATAAATTATTTTTTGCGAAATTCTGCCGAAGCCAGCATTTTTCCGTGTTGCAAACATTCGACATGCTATTCTTTAACGCACTCCAAATCTCCTTGTTACCCGTTTCTTCGATTTCAGCATCCGGGTGGCGTGCATTCCACAGCATCTTCAGTTTAATCAGTGCTTCGCCATCATAGCATGTGAAATCATTGATTGACTTGCCGGCGCTACACTTCGCCTTTTCAAATAATTTTTTGCCTTGCTTGCTCTGCTTGCCTTGCTTGCCTTGCTTGCCTTGCTTGCCTTGCTTACTCTGCTTGCTCTGCTTGCTCTGCTTGTCTTGCTTGCTCTGCTTGCTCTGCTTGCTCTGCTTGCCTTGCTTACTATGTTTGCTCTGCTTGCCTTGCTTACTATGTTTGCTCTGCTTGCCTTGCTTACGCGATATGCGTGTTCCATTTTTCATAGTTTTTCCATTTTTCATTGTCCTTCCTATCTATTATGTATTCAGATTTTCTTTTCTTTATTGACTTCCTTTTCTCTCTTCATTTGTTTATCCTTCTTTGATTGGATGCCCTTCAAGCGAAGCTCATTCGTCTTCAGATTGATGTTTCGTCGCTGGGGATGTTTCACATCCTTTCTGATATTTACTGTCTTGGAGGTTACGAAGTTGTCAAGCGTAGGCGGTGTATCGAGTTTTTCGAAAAGGATTTCATTTGCCTGCCCAATGTTAAAATGTTCATTGTTGGTGCCGTCTTTTGTGTCCTCTGCTGCACCGTCGTATTCGTTCTGTAATATCTCCGTCCTGTCGCTCATCTGGAAGTATTGTATGGCCGCCTTAACATACTCATCGTGCGCTTCTGTCACGCTATTGTTTGCTACATTACCACGCATAATCTCGCGACTAAGTGCGCTAATTCGCTTTCTATAGAACTTTACATCAGCGTTTGAGAGAGAAACATCATTCTCGTTGTCTTCGTTTTTTGTGCGGTTAATCCCTGTCTGATATACTGGATTCAATAAATACTCCAAAGTAATGTTATCTGTATTATTTGTATTACTTGTATTACTTGTATTACTTGTATTACTCGCATTACTCGCATTACTTGTATTACCAGACGACGTCATTACATTATTATACACTAAAATATAGTAATCTAATCTAATCATCCTTTACCGAACACTATCATCACTGACACTATCTAAACGTTCTTGATTTGTTCGCGCGTGCTATTGTGAAACGTGTTGTGACCCACATTTTCGTGGTAGGGATTTGGGTTGAAGGGGGCTAGTTCTGGTTCCACAAAAAGTCCCATGTGGGGCTGTACCTCCACGCGGCCGCCAACCTTCACGTCATACAAATCGCTTTTCGAAGAAGGAATATAAACCGCCTTGTCGCAATTCTGGATCGCAAAGAATTGGTTGCGAAGGGTCGACTCATTATTAATGTTGGCAGCAAACCCTTCCCACGGTGCTTGGGCATTGCCGGGATTAAAGTTCATGGCCACATTGTGCGTCGGAACACGCTTAAGCGGAACCGTTGGCACATTGCGCCGATCGATGATAGACATATGGTCATATTTGGTCGATACGGGGCGAATGCTAAACTGTGGTTGTAAGGGTGTGGACGGAATATTTCTCTCTGATATGCGATTGTTCAATTCCATGCTTCTCTTCAAGTTGCAATTACGTCCGCCCTGTTCGACACCATATACTCCGGATTGTCCTGATTGTCCTGATTGTCCTGTCATTAGATTGTCCTGCATTAGCTTATATAATAGATATATTATTATAGAAACACCTAAAGGAAATATAACATTCTCATACAGCAAGGGGAGATGTGCGGGATATTCGGGGTCCTCAACAATAAAAAGACATTTGACGATGCCCTCATCAAAACCGCATTTGACAAAGGCACAAATCGTGGCCCCGAAGACTCGAAACTCGCACATTACAGCGAAAAATTAGTGGTCGGTTTCAAGCGCCTTGCCATTAATGGTCTCAATTCCTTGTCGAGCCAACCCATGACGATTGGTGGAGTAACCCTTGTTTGTAACGGCGAAATTTATAATTACAAAGAACTATATGCCATGATGGGCATCACACCTACCACCGGTTCAGATTGCGAAGTGATTATTCGTATGTACAAGAAATACGGTTTCGAATACACGGTGGAAATGCTCGACGGTGTCTTTGCCCTGATGCTTCTCGATGAAAGCGATATGAGCACCGACCCGGTATTCCACGTCGCCCGCGATCCTTTTGGTGTGAGACCGCTTTATGTGTTGGAGGTTAACGACAACAATAATCCTAGACAGGACAATGCTAATAGTAATCGCGGTTACTCGACGACGAGTGCAAAGACAAATGCGGGCGCGAATGATTGCATTGTCACCACAGAGCGGATAGTTGCTATTGCCTCAGAGATAAAGATGCTTGTCCCTTTCACCGGTTCGTCGGGCCAAATGAAATGGTGTCAAAGCGATTTGAGTTCGGTTCCCACCAATCGCAGAATCTATGCCAATCAAAAAACGTATTCAATCAAACCTTTTATGCCAGGGACATTTTCGTCATATTCAAAATCATTTCTTGTGAACTCCGAGTGGCAGCAATATGTGGCAAACAAATGCTTCTTCAAGGTGAGTCCGCCTAAATCTCTTGCGTGGAGCAATGCGAGCGACGAAAACACCAGCATCCACAAACTCGCGCTGCAAGGCATCTTCAACCATCTCGACGAGGCCGTAAGAAAGCGCGTTGTGGGCACCACGGAACGTCCCATTGCGTGCCTGTTATCGGGGGGTCTCGATAGCAGCATCATCACCGCGCTTGTAAATAAACATCATACTGGGGCGGCGGAGTTGAAAACATTTAGCATTGGAATGAGGGGGTCGGAGGATTTGAAACACGCCCGAATGGTTGCCGACCATTTGGGAACGGACCACACGGAAATTATTTTTGGTCCCGATGAGTTGTTTCAGGCGATTCCGGAAGTAATTGAAATGATTGAAAGTTACGATACCACAACCGTGCGCGCGAGTGTTGGAAACTACCTGATTGGCAAATACATATCCCAAAATACCGATGTGAAGGTGGTGTTCAACGGTGATGGTAGCGATGAAGTGACCGGCGGATATCTGTATTTCCTGAAAGCACCCGACAATCTCGCGTTTGATAAGGAATGCCGACGTCTTGTGGCAGACATTCACATGTTCGACGTGCTTCGTTCGGACCGGTGTATTTCGTCGAACGGACTCGAACCACGAACTCCGTTTTTGGATAAGAACTTCGTAGATTACTTTTTGAGTCTTCCTATTGAAATGCGAAACCCGTGTTCAAACAAGATGGCGCTGCTTGAAAATCGCGTCTGTGAAAAGTATTTGCTGCGTCAAGCAATTATCGAAACGAACCCGTCCCTCTTACCGGAAAGCATTGTTTGGAGAACCAAGGAGGCGTTCAGCGATGGCGTGTCGGGCAATGAAACTTCATGGTATGAAGTGATACAGAAGAAGGTTGAAATGATGAAGTTCGATGACCCGAGCTCATGGACGCACAATACCCCACAAACACTCGAACAAACCTACTATCGCACCATTTACGAATCGTTGTTTCCCGGAACCGCGAGCAATATCCCGTATTTTTGGATGCCGAAATTCGTAAAGGCCGAGGATTGTAGTGCGCGAACCCTCGAGATTTACTCTCAGCGAAACAAGTGAAGAATAAGATATGAATTGTAGTATAATTTATATCTTAAGAATGTCTATAGCAATGTTGGATTATCTAGTATCATTGACAAAGGAGCAATGGCATCAAAAACTATTTATCTATGGGCTTTATGTATCATACATTATTTTTGCAGTAGCCATTACAGGCGTCATGTATGTTTCGCCAGACGACTTGGTTCTTCTGCGGTCTATGCTCACCTATTATGTTTGCGGATTTATTTTGTTGCGTTTCAATCCGTTTATTAGACGACGCGTCGTTGTAAGTAAAACAGAGGCGGAGTTTGAGCGGCGTATTGTTTTCTCTTCGGCTATTTTCTTGCTTTTGACAACATCCATTACCAATTTATCATTGGCATATCTAAAACAAGAAATAGATAATAGGACTATGGCTACACCTACCTATGAAATATGAAATATGAATTACAATCATTTATTCTTTCGCGTGCCTCCTTTTACACGGTGTGAGCGGGAACGACGACGCCTCCTTGTCTTCGGGACAATTTCGCCATTGTTGAAAAACTCTTCCAAATGGATCATGATTGTTTTACTGATAATTTTATCGACATCTTGTTCAATATCTTCTTTGGGAACCGCTGTATAGTTGTATCGTTTCATGAACTTCTCAATGGTCGCGATGAAATCATCTTTGTCCTCGACTGCGATGTAATTTGCGCCAGCGTTTGCCTTTGTATTCATGTTATCGTAGTATCTCTCTGCCATCTCCCGAAATGGCATATTGTATACATACGGCTTCACGTTGATGTAAAACACATTGGGATGTTCCATCAGTGGATGGTATTGATCGTCCAGAAAACATATTTCCGCATCAGGTTGTATCTTTGTACAGCGGATTAAATCCTTCACACTTTTACCGTGTGATGTTCGCGACATTTCAACAACCTTGCCGTGAATTTTGAACGCAGCAATGATGCGGTCGAACGTTTGTTCGCCAAGTTTTTCGTCAAAATATCTGCTTATCATTCGTGCCCAACTTTTGGGACCTTGATTATTTGTGTAAATCATCAAACGGTTGCATCTACCCTTTCGCTTTTTATCAAGAAGATACTTGAGAATTGAGAGTATGTTTGGTCGTAAAAAATCGGAAAATAAGTCTACAACTTCATAGAAATGTTTCTCTGGAATATCGTCTCCATGATAGTCTTTTAATGCGTCCCAAAAAATACCCAATTCCACGAAATTACCCAGCGTTTCATCAAGGTCAAATACGACTATCTTCTCTTTTGAAACGCCATTAGACATAATATTAATTTAGAATATAATAAAAATCAAATAAATAAATAAAACGATTTTTATCATATAATGTCTCTATCCCTCTCTCTCTATACCGTGGTCCTTAAGAGAGTTTGAGATTCTCGAACGAATCAAGAGCATCATTTATTAGTAACGAACTCATGATGTGTGTCGCCACCAGCGAACGCGATATCCTCTGTCTTGAACGAAATTGTACCGAATTGTCCTTTATAGGCACAATCTCTCCCAAACCGAGTGTTGTATTGATAATAATCGAGAAATATAAATAATCACTAAATCCTCGTTGATTAATATCGGACAGTCCATTAAACATTGATTTTTCCTCTTTGTCAAACGCCTGGTAGATTGACGCAAATACTATGATTAATGTAATGTTGAATGTGAACCAGAGCATTGTGTTTTGCAATATATATGTATACGTTTTGGCAGGTTTTGCCAATATAAAAAAAGGATGTTTCAACATATATCTATCGGGATATTAAAATTAAACATTTATTTTATTATGTATATATATCCATAATGGATTTGTCCAAAAATGACTATGCCAAGATATTAGAATATTATAAATTGGATCCCAAATCATATGAAAAAGACAAGCTTCAAAAGAAAGCGGAACAATTGCTGGCAACCAAACTTTGTCGTTGTATTAAAAAGGTTAAAACAGGTGAGCGCCAAGCAATTGCCATTTGTCGTAACAGCATCCTGAAAAAGAAACATCTTCGGAACTTTGGATTTACTTGTAAGAAACGGGCTAAATTTGTACCAAAAAAGGGCAGCAGTAAAAATTTAGTAAAACTCAAAAAATCTAAAACTCGTCGCAATAGAAAATGAAAAAAATGTTTCAATCATTGAGATAGTTCATTGCGGACAACAATACCTGTTCCTGGTTGGATAACTTCTGAAATATCAAACAATCACCCATTTTGAACTGAAAATGCCGATTCATATTGTTTTTACATACAATATAAATTCCATCATCTATTTTCACGTCGCACACAAGTCCACCCGTGGTGAGTTTGGCAATATTTGTGTTCTTCAATGGAATCCACCGAACATATGCCCCGAAATTCAGTTCGGGCAATTCGTCGATATATCTGTAGTGTTTGAGTGATTTATGCAAGGCGCGCAATTGCTCTTTTGGCAAATGAAGTTTCTGAAGCATGTCATTCTTTATCTTCTGTATCTTTTCATTGTCCAATTCCATGATTGTTTCATTGTTTTCATTCTTTAACGCGGATAATAATGTTTCAACATCCAGAGTATCTGCCATTGCTTGCTCCTGTATTATATAATGCTTTTAAAGTTATCTCTATTTCACTTGTATTGATAATACATTTTTGTTATCTCTGTTTTGTTTCACCTTTTTGTCCGAACGAGGCTGCTTGCTCAAATCTTTTTCGGGATTTGGTATTATCGGTTGCAATAAACGCAGTTCATCCTTCCAATCCAGTAGATTCTTGGCAAAAGGATCGATAAGAGCAACAGATGCGTCCATATTCCTAATTGTTGATATTATAACAAAATGTTTAATTATTATTAGGAATGATTTATTCATCTATTCATCTATTTATTTTTTCATTAATCAGAAAAATTGATTTCATAAAGAACAAAAACTTTGCTGCATACAATGAATATGAGAAAATCAATTATCCTTTTGCTTCCGGCGGTTTGGTTTGTTGTTCACTGGATTGCTCCGAGAATTTACATACCTCTATGTGTTCCCGATGGAATGTATGGGTTCATCCAATCAATGTTCCTGACCACATCGCCTCACTGTGTTGCTCTGCGCTACATGGTTTCCATTTCCTGTTTCAATATAAATTATGCATGGCTGACCCTAGGCACTACTCTCATGGGTTACTTGTCCATACACTGGGATGTTCAAAAACCGAAAGTGCTGTGACTGAAATACCCATAAATTGAATGAACTATGCGCGTTGCCCTCTCTTCTATGGTGTATATTATGGAGTATACTATGTGTTATATGATGTATTTATATATTAGTGTTTTTGTCACTTTTTTTCACAGACTCTCGAAAACATTTCCGAAAAAAGGACAAAAATAAATGTCCAATTTCCTATTATCTTTTTAAGGATCTACCCAAAAAAAACGCGTTTTTCGTTTTAGAGCATAATGGTCTTATTTTTATTTTTGATTTTTCGGGTCCTTACCAAAACATTTTTTGGGACAAATGACTTAAGCATATTTTCTGTTGCCTATTCAAGCATATTTTAGCAACAAAAAATATGCGAAAATATGCGATTTTTTTTGAGTGTAAAAAATGTGACTATAAATGCTCTACTAATTTTCTATGGAAGCAACACTGTTCAACGCGTAAGCACAATCGGCAACATTCGGCAACGCCCTCCGTTGGCGAAATTTGTGAAAACGTGTGTGAGGCGTGCGGCAAAGCATATAAGCAGCGGTCTGGGTTATGGCGGCACCGGAAAAATTGTAAAGGCGCGAACGACGGACGGAAGAACGAAGTCATTCAGAGCGGACAGAAAGAAAACGAGATAATCCAAACTAACCAGATTATCGCGAAAAATGGTGAAAATGGCGAAAACGGCATCCATGAAATGAAAAAGGAGAACGATGATTTAAAAAAGTTGATGCAAATGATGCTTTCGGGGTTCGACAAGGACGCAAAGATGAAGGAGGAAATGATGGATCAGATGAAGGAGCAAAGCAAAATAATCCAGGGGATGATACCTCGGATTGGTAACAACAACAATAACAAATTCAATATCAATGTATTTCTCAACGAAAAATGTCGCGATGCCATCAACATGAGCGAGTTTATTGAATCCCTCCAAATCCAGTTGGAGGATCTGAACTATACCAAGACCAATGGTCTGATCGAGGGCGTGAGTTCGATATTTGTCAATGGTCTCAAACAACTGGAAACGTCCAAACGTCCGATCCATTGTACGGACATGAAACGCGAAACGTTATATATCAAGGATAATAATGAATGGGATAGAGAGAATGGAAAGGCGAGATTGCGCAGTGCTATTAATGATGTGGCGAATAAACAGCGAAAATCCATATCGGCTTGGGAAAAAGAGCACCCCGAATGGTCCGAAACAGAGAAGGGAAAAGAGGAATATATCCGTTTAGTTCAGTCGGTGATGACCGATGTTTCGAATGGGGCAAACGAGAATAAAATCATCAAAACTATTGCAAAGGAGACGGTGATAGAAAAGGACACGTTGACAGAAAAGGACACGCAATAAAATTGAAAGATAATCTAGGATAGATACCGAACACACAAACCATGCGAACTATGAGTGTCTTCTGTATGCTGGCGTTTATCCAGTGTTATGGTATCCTAATTACCGTGATAACTTGTTACGCGCTGCATATTGTCTCAACTTATGACATGGAGCAGTTTGCACAAAACGCCTCGGCATTCGCTACCGCGCTAGTCATTCCGTCCTTGATAATCTGTTTCATCTGGTCACCAATCTTTCTCGTCGAGATGTGGATACGTGAACTTGATAAGCTAGAACGACCTTACTCGTGTGATGAATTTGATAAATAACTGTGCAAAAACTCGCGATATTTTTGGCTATCTTTGAAACCCTTTTCGTAATAACTCTCGAACGCATGTAAGTTTTTAATGTTCAAAAGTTCGTGATATTCTTCTTTTTGATTTGTTTCCCACATATTTGGTGTGATGTTCAGACACTCTTGGATGTTTTCTGGCGGAAATTTCTGGAACCCACCATCATACAATCTTTTGTTGTTTATTTTTGGGACATTGCCACTCACAAATGGAATGTGTGAACTTGCTATACAAGAATCGGTTGCCTGTTGTAAAGTGGTTATGTCGCAAATAATGAGTTGTTCGAAGCCTGTTTTGATAACCCTTGTTGTCGCGATATTAATTCTCTCTAAATCAAAATCATCATCCTTATAATTCGTCGTAATCAACTCTTGTATATTGCGCTGTAATTGCTGGATTGAAGAGACCTCGCCATCTCCATCAATCGCGCGATAGTTGCACAGGATGTCTTGGACAACATCGTTGATAGGTCCATTGTATACCATCGGTAATGCGTTCCACGCACCAGCAGAAGCACCGAGAATTTGGAACTCAGACGTGTCGTAGTTTTCTTGGATATAAGTGACGACACCCAACATATAAAATCCGGCCAATCCACCTGGAGAGAGGGTAATGAGTTTTTTGTTTGCAGTTCGCTCTAGAAACGTATGCGTGTTTACGAGCGAAACAGGCGTTGTAAGTGCAGCCACGCACGTGACCGTGTGTATTAACGCAATGATAAACTGATACATCCGTATAATGTATTGTGGTATTAAAAGTATATTCATTAAGCGTGAACATACTTTTATCGAATTATGTGAGAGAGCAAACCGGAATGTCTTGGACATCTCCGAAGTATGATTGGCACATTTGCTGAAGTTTGAGAGTTGTCTTGAGGTCAATAATCACTGCGTTCACGTCCTCCTTCAGTCGCTGCTTGTGCTGACTGACAACAAACGCGGAGGGTTCATTTCCGAAACCAGTGGATAATGTGAGATTGGGATATTGCTTCCGATACTTGTGTCCGAAACAATATGGAATCGCTATACCCCTGTATATGTCAGTATTTCCAAGGTATTTACTGACCATATCTTTCATGCTGATGTTTTCTTGAAGCTCAATATCTGCCCCGTAGCGTTTCAACTTCTGTGGTACTGGATCGCTCGACCACCCTAGAAATTTCTTGTGCCCGATTGTGTCGTTCGTTATTTTATTCTTTGTTTGGTTAATCAAGACAGTTGTGATTTCTGCCTGAATAAACATGATATATATGAACGCAACCGTCATGATGAATATGACAAGGACAATGCCTTTTATACTGAGGGACGGGTTTTCAGCAAGGAAACCCATTTCACCAAACATCGTCGCGATACCTGTCACGATTGACCGAAGATAAAAGAGGTATTTACTCTTTTTTGACAATCCAAATGCTTTCGTTCGTTGGAAGTTGATTCGCTTCGGGTCCACAAAGTATAGCAGAGTTCCAAAAACAACGCCCATTACCAAAAGATAAAATATGAGCCTGCTTGTTTTGTATAACACGACCTTCATATCGTCCCATAATGTGGTATTGTATTCGTGCAAAATGGCATTCGCATCAATCAGTATAGGTGTCGTGAAATCAATCTTGCTTTCGCGCCATTTTGTATTGATGAATGAACCCACAACCAAGTCGTATTTTCCGATCGATACGTCGCGAATGTATAAATTATAGTTTGTGGACGTCTCAGGAGTGAACTCGACAACAAAATTGTATTTATCTTTCAACGCATCCTCTATCTTCTCCCACACATCCCATGTAAAACCCGAATATGTAGCATTTCCTTTCGAGTCAACCGTTTTTTTACTGGTTGTTAAACTGTTTCCTAAAATGATAAGAACCTTTATAGTCGGTTTCTCAATGAATGATGCCATTACAGAGGCCATTATATAATATAATATAATATACTGATATTATATAATGAGTGAACCGGAAGCACCACCTGGACCAGAAGAACTTTTCGGGTTGATTGGTGGCGACGAGCCTGCGGTTGATCCATTGATTGGTGGTAAGCGAAAGAGAGCGCGCAAGAGCAAGAAGGTGCGCAAGAGCAAGAAGGTGCGCAAGAGCAAGAAGGTGCGCAAGAGCAAGAAGGTGCGCAAGAGCAAGAAGGTGCGCAAGAGCAAGAAGCAGCGTGGTGGTGGATGTGGTTGTTCGATGAACTAATTTTCGTGATACCACGTTCTTATAAGCACTTCATGTTTGTTCCATGAGCACACTTGAAGATTGCTACAAACGTTGTCCCAGTTGGATGCGTTTAGATATGGGTATTGTTTAGCCGTCTGTATCGGCGTACAAACACATACGTAATAATTTGCCGGAATATGCCAATGTGTGACTCTGTGTACGTAATCTTCGCTTACTATACTGGACGCATTCGCAATACCAAGTATTTTTGTCAAGAGTAATGACAATGAAAAATACATTTTGAAACAGCAACGCATTATTGGTTTGTAATAGTGAGCGGCGTTTAAATCATTTTGTTTTATTCAGAGATGATATGCAGTCAGACATATCTATCGTGAGCATCGGTGTTAGACGGGACCAAGGAAGTCCGGAAGAGCGTAGTGAGCACTCTATTGTCGCGATCGTTTCGGGATCGTTCATCTTGAAGCAATGGCCAGATAGTAAGCATAGTATGAAAACCGCAATCTTTAGCATAATTATGTATGTATGATAAAGATAATAATGGCTTTAGGTCGTTTTTGTATTACCACGCACCACCGAACATATTGCCGCCACCTTCATTGGCGGCCATCGGCTCCTGTGTCATACCGGGCGTCGCCGCGTCCTGAAGGGGATTTGCCGTATTCTGGTACATTTGATTGAAATCGGGGGACTCTTGCGGTGGCATCGCTTGTTGATTGGGCATGCTAGTGAGCTGTCGGTTGGAAGGAAGAAGCTGGTTCGTATCCATGTGGTCTGCCTGACTCGGCTGATGTTGTCCGGCAAGCGGTTGCGAAACGCGGACGGTCGTTTGCGGTGGCGCTTGGTTTGCAGTGGCAGACTTTCCATTCCACGCATCAACTGCTCTGTCGAAGAGAATGTTTATCTTGGCTCCAAACTTTGTTTGCATGGTGGAGAGAATAAGGAGAAGCGGAATCAAGAAAGAAACCGAGTTCATGGGACCATAAACTGCTCCTGTGTAGGTGGGAACGTATCGTATAATGCGATCCAAAAACCATATAGAACCGACCATAAAGATTACCTGACCGAGCGTCTCGGCCACTATTTCTAAACTTCCTTTCGTTTCATCCTCTTCCGGAATGAAATGCTTTATTGCCTTCAATATGAGAAGAATCGGAATGAGCGCAATCACGGCATATTGGAACAAATTGACCAACTCGTTTTTGTTGTCTTCGTCAAGTTCAAACATGTATTTGAGAAATCCTTCTTTCTCGATTGGGGTAATTAATTCAGCGTCCATATGATTTATAAAAAGAAATTAAAAAACCTGGCGTAGATAATAAAATGTTGAGCAGAGCACTTCAACAAATCAAGACAAAGAAATACCAAGACGACGAGTATATCCATGACGAACATCAATATCTCTCCTTAATTAATGATATAATTGAGATTGGAGAGAAAGTAAATGGACGAAACGGCGTGGCGGTGACGGTGTCCGGTAGTGCTATGCATTTCACTCTTCAAGATGGAACAATCCCCTTGCTTACGACTAAAAAAGTGGCGGTGAAGACGTGTCTCAAAGAGTTGTTATGGTTTGTCAGTGGCGCAACTGATAATGAGTTGCTTCAAAAACAGAATGTGAAAATATGGAACGGCAACGCATCGCGCGAGTTTTTGGATAGTCGCGGGCTGGATGGTCTCCGTGAAAATGATTTAGGCCCGGTATACGGACATCAATGGAGACATTTCAACGCCCCATATCAATCGTGCGATACGGATTATACCGGAAAGGGCGTGGATCAACTCGCGTGGGTGATCGAGCAATTAAGCCACCCACAAAAGCGTTCGTCGAGACGAATTGTGATGTCGGCGTGGAACCCGTGTCAGTTGGAGGAGATGGCGCTCCCACCTTGCCACGTATTGGTTCAATTCAACGTGTTGTCGGGGAATAAACTCTCTTGCAGTCTCTACCAACGCAGTGGTGACGTAGGTTTAGGTGTGCCGTTCAATATCGCATCTTATAGTTTCCTGACACACTTATTGGCAAAACATTGTGGTCTGGAAGCATACGACTTTAATTATCATTTAGGGAACTGCCATATCTATGACGATCACATCGAACCTTTGCGAACGCAGATGGAGCGTAGGCCGCACAAGTTCCCCACCGTCGTCGTGAAGAACAAATATGATAATATTGCGGACTATGGAGTGGGTGATTTCGAAGTGAACGATTATGTGTGTCACGAACCAATTCAAATGAGTATGCGTAAATAATCAGTAAAATATACATCATATTACTTATATTATGAGCGGAGCAGCAGCACTATCAGCGGCGAAACGAAGGCGAGGTGGCTCGGGTGCCCCAGCAAATTCGGCGGCACCATCTTCCGCACAGGGACAGGCACAGGGACAGGCACAGGGACAGGCACAGGGACAGGCACAGGGACAGGCACAGGGTGCA